GGTTTGCACTACTCAAGGTTTGACTTGATGTCACTGCCATTAAACCAAAACCAAAGCAAAGCGATGCAGTGGCAGATGACCATTGAATACCATACCAAGAGCCAACTAGTGTACCTTGGCTATCAGTTAAGCAATAAATACGTCCAGATGGCGTGCATTCTAATGCTTTAATTGAGGCGAACACGCTGCTCGTAGCGATTGTCGGACCTAAGTTATACAAACTCACTTCGTTTAACACCGCCCCTGTTGTGCTGATAGCATAAATACGACCACCTTGACCGATCATCCAGCACTGTGCTTTCTCATTCCAACTGTGATGCCCTTGGTAAGGGAATCCATAAGGCAGGTAATTACCGATCAACTGCGCGGTGCCCACGGAAGTTGCGCTTGCAATATTTGCTCTGGTAATGAATTGAGGCACACGACCCACTGTTGTGGAGTTGGTATCTGATACGGTGTACAGTGGACGACTGTTAAATGGATACCAATATGTTTGACACTGTGTTGTGGAGTTGGTATCTGAACTGGAAATCAATGCGGTTCCCGTACCTGTGCTGTCGTATACAACCAACCCATTCGTCTCTGCTAGAAACACTGCACGTGATGTGCCCCAGTTAAAAGAAACTTTAAGTGCGCGGGTTGCAGCAGCACTAAGCGTGGTCGTTGTTATTGTATTAGTAGACTGTGTCAAACTAGTCTGTCGAGCAAACGCCATTTGACTATTTGCACCAGTATTAATATATGCAACAACTGCATTAGCAGTGGCGTCTGACGATAGTGTTCTTACTGCGATACCCGTAGTAGCCGTATTGGTAATCGTAACCGGAGTACCCACTGTACTAAAGATACTAGTGCTACTGTTGAACGCAACGTGTTGAATTGATAACGTCACTGTTGTGCTGGTATTAGCCGCTACTACATAAGTAGTTGTGTTAGCTGCGTTGACTGTTGCTGTTAGTGGAGCAAATGCCGCACTGCCCGTAGTATGCGCAAGACCAGTACTAAATAACGTCGAGTCAACAGTAAGTGCCCCGCTGTCTGGAATGTTGTAAGACTGCATCGACCAGTTAGTGCCGTTAGACCCCATCACCACTACTTTATTGGTGTTGTCTAGTACAGGAGAAACGTCAAAAGCAAAGGCCGTTGTTGAGTTAAACGCAGTAGCACCAGTCAAAGCAAAGTTAACGATGTTTGCTTGATCTACCGAGTTGCCGGAAATATTAAGCCGCAGCAAGTGGAAGTTGGTGTCGTTTCGTAAAACTAAGGCAACCTTAGTAGCTGTCAATGCAACTGCACGAGCCAGCATTTGATTAACTTGAGCAGTCGCACCATTAGGACGAGTCCACAATCCAATTGTTTGCGAGTTAAAGAATGCCGCAGGGAGCGGTATGTTGACTATTGGCCCCGCACGATAAATAGTTCCGGTCCACTCTACGATTTGCGAATGCAGTACCGTACCACCTAGATAGTCTTGCTGACCCCCGCAGTGAATATTTGCTGGAGTCCAAAGTAAAAGTACACGGTCAGCAGAAAGCTGAATTGGAAATGGTGCTGTATTACCCGCTGTCTGCCCGTCAGGGCCTACAAATGTCGGGGTACTAGTACCAAAAAAAGTAAATTCAGACGCTGCCGAAGCTGTAGTACCCCAGACTGTTGGATCAGCTACGCCAGTAGCGTTAACCGCTTTTAACGTGGCACCCGAGCCAGTGGAGTTGGTGTACGCCGTCGTAAGGGAAGTCGAAACTTCAGGAACGATGACAGATTTTACTGTAGGCATTTGACTCTCCTTACATGGTTAGATCGACGTAATTACGGAACGTGTAGCTGGGGGTCCAGAACAGCGTGGATACTCCGTCATTACTTAGTATATAGTTGGCAGTCGAGGGCGAAATAGCTGGTATGCCCGTAACATTAGCGCCTTGTGCAAATAAAGTAAATCTACCTGCCGAAATGTCTGTTGACATCGATGCCGCAGAAATAAAGTCTGCCGTAGCAATGTACGTACTACCTGATCCATCATAAACAATGTCGTTCAGTAGATACTGGGTTGCAGGGGCAAAGGTTCCGCGCCAACGAACGCCGCCGTTAAAAATCTGCCAGTACCCCGCTGCTAGATCAGATGAAAATACAGTTGATGTATTAGCAACTACGCAGGAGTAAGTGTTTCCACCGTAAACAACAATATCAAATGGTAAATATGCTGTGGCTGTGGCCCAGTTGCCGCGTTGCCGCAAACCTGACACAAACAATGACCATTTACCTGCTGCCAAATCTGTAGCAAATACGCCCGAAGTATGTTCAATTTGGCAGGCATAGGTATTCGCGCCATATTGAACAAGATCATTTACGTAATAAAACGTGGAAGTCGCCCAGTCACCTTCGTTAGCGAACGCAGAAACAAACAATGTCCAATATGTTGCATTAGTTGGCGCATTACCCGTAGACAACGCAATACAGATATACAGATTAGCGCCATAAGCAACGATATTATTTGGATAATAAGTGGTAGCGGGGTTGTATACCCCTGAAGGTGAAATACCACTGACAAATGGGTCCCAATACGTAGTATTTGTCGGCGGATTGTTGTTTGTAGTCTGTTTGGCAATATAGGCGGAAGGGCCGTAAGTGACAACGTCATTAGCTTGATAAGTCGTTACTGAACTATATACGCCTTCAAACTGAATACCCTCAATTAAAGTAGACCAAGTACCCGGGAACAGGTCTGGTTGCTTATTAATGTTGTCAGCCAAAGCTACGTAGACAGTACCACCATAGGCAACAGAATCGCCAATAAAGTACTGTGTAGCTGAACTCCATACACCGACAAAGTTAATGCCTTCAACCATTAAGGCCCAATAGACCGTGTCAGTAGGTTCATTGCCTATTGAAGCAACGACGTTAATGTAGACATAGACATTACCGCCATAACGAACAACGTCATTTAGCTCGTATTCGGTAGCATTGTCATAGGCCCCCGCCCAATAAAACCGTAGTTTGCCTAGATCAATAATAGTAGTCATATAAACACCATCTCTAAATGTCCATTAGGTCCCCACTGGAACTGATAGACGTCTGTTGACCAAACCCAGTTTACGTACTGATTGGGCGCTAATATGTAAGTTGGCTCAGGTAATCTAACAACTGCCGTATCATCGTCAATAACATCTATATTTAACTGACCGGTAGCCTGCACCAACTTAAAACCATAAAAGGTCTTGTTCGCGTAATCCGTGCCTTCGTAAAAACCACTCATGTCAGCCCCTCTAAAACAGAAACGTAAATATCAAACCCGTTGGCTAGTGCCGTTTCTGCCTTTAAAGTATCGCCGGTTTGCAATACAATTTTATTACCCCGCATGTACTCTTCTGTGTCTCCGGGTCCCACTCTGTAGTTCTTTAATATGTATGCTATTGAACCCGAATCGTCATGCCAAACACTAACCGGAAGCGTTCTTCCATAAACATTTGCTATGCTCAAGCCAATTACAACCGTGTTTGAAGTAGCAGTAAAAATAGTTACCGGGGAATTTCCAACATTTATGGATGGCGTGCGTATAAAGTTTGCCATTGTTTACCCCAACGCTATTGCGTAAATAATTCCCGAACCCGCAGGATCGTAAACTAAAGACCCATCTGGGTTGTTGTACACAGCGCGGTCCGCAGGGAGCGTACAAAAAATCTCTTTGCTTCCAGCAGAGAAATTTACCAATGCATTGCTATTTGAACTAGATAAGACCACATCACGGGTAAAGTGCGGCCCCACATAAGTCCCAATACCTACTTCCCATTCATTTGCTGCATCTAAAGAGATAGTGTAGTAGGTAGAATTTCCTGCACCTATTCCCGTAGCAAAAGTTTGATAGCCGTTATACGCGCCAGAAGGCGTGACGTTTCCCGTCCCAACAGACGTTGTAACTTCACGAACCCGATCTGCGGTAATAAATGGCATTTTTATATCAACCTGATAACAGCGGTAGAAGACGTTGCTGCTGGGAAGATAACTGTAAAATCACCACTTGTGGCGGTTTTATCAGACCCAAAATCAAACACTGCAACTGCTTTATACGCATTCGTATCGTTATAAATTAGGCACCCCCTAGCTGTAAGCGTCACGTTCGGGAATGTCAAATCGGTGAAATCCAAAAAGGCTGTTGCACTAGACAACGATACGCCTAGACTTGTAAGCGCACTACCTCCAGCCGGATAGTTAGTACCCACCGAAGACACCTCATCACTAGTGGTATACACCGTAGTAGAAGCGTCAATCGTGGCAGACGATGTGTATAGCGCCAAATAAAAAGTATCGCCACCTACAGCGTCAAAGTTATGTTGTGCTTGGAACAACTGCTGCTTAAACGTGTTACATATAGCCTGTGTGATAGCCATATCAAACCCCAATAATAGTTGCTAAGTCTGGATGCCCTGCTTTAGTGAGTATATTTGCTACGGTAGTACGATCAGACTTAATTGCTTCTTTCATATAAAAAGCCACGACTGATCTTATGTTCTCTTTAAACGCAACAGCCTGATCCCGAATAACAGGGTGTACGCTTTCACCAACATATAAAATCCGTTCTACTGCGGCATCAGCTAGGTCTTCAACAGAATGCCCTCCGTGAGAACTCGTTCTAACTTCAAGAAAACCTAGCTGAGTCTGTGCTGTAACCTGCATAAAAACCTCTACGGAAAGCGAATTAAAGCCGTCGTAGCCGAATTCACGGGCATCGTAACGGTGTTGTTAGCGGAAGTAAACGTCTTGTCTGAACCAAAGTCCAACACCGCAACAGACGCATTACTCTGCGTCACGTTATAAATTAACGCCCCACGCGCAGTAAAACTCGCTCCCGGCCATGACACGTTGGCAAAATCTACGTACACCGTATTAGTCTGCGTATCTACAGAAATAGTCGCGCCTGTTACATCTTCGCCGCCTGCCGTGTAGCCTGTACCGGTGACTTCGTTGGTGGTTGTGTACGTCGTAGTCGTTGGACCTAAATCAGCAAGTGCCGTATACAACGCCATGTAAAGCGTGTCCGTTGCCAAGTTCTGCCCCGCTTGTAGCATCTCTTGTTTAAAGCTGTTGGTTAGTCCTTGCTGGATCATGGCGAAACCTTAATCTTCGCTTGTCCATCGCGATAAGCATCACCACGCTCAAGGCCCGTACCCAGACGGTTCAGTTGCATCAACGCAGTCTGATACTGCTTGTCATATACAGCAATCAAATCCTGTTCGCCCTTCAAGAACGTATACGCCTCAACCAAAGTGCCATACAGCAGTACCGGCGAGTAGTTATCACTAAGCCAAGTACGCCCATCTCCAGCTACAGTAATTGATTCTGGGTAATAGTAGTAGTGCAGCTCTACCGCATAATTAGCATCAGGCGTGGGGCCTAAAATAAAACTTAGTTCATCAGTAATCGTAGACAACGACACACGAGGGCCAAACAAAGCATAGTATTTGGGCGCCCCCTCATCCGAAGGATTTGGATACGCTGCTCGAATGAAGTTTACGTCCTTGTTCAATAAGTACTCATAATTGCCGTCGTTATCGATAACTGCCATCGAAAACACCGACAAAAAGTCGGTAGGACACGATAAATACGGATTACTAATGCTTGCGTTACCTGTTACATTCTTGCGTAGGGCGGGAATCTGAACTGTGTTGTATATGCGCTCTTCAGCTTGTTTGATGAAGAAGTTGATCTGTTGTGTACCGGTAGACGTAGTTGTAGCACCTGCAACGCTCGTCCACGTTTCCGTGGGAAAGTCGTTTTGCAGGTAGTTCTTAACCTGAATGAACAGTTCGTTGTACGTCAAGTAGTCCATATATCAACCCATTGGGCCTCGTGCCATTACACCTTTGGTAGCTGCGCCGGTACCGCGAATCTTGATACCAGTGGTCTTTGGCTCTTTATAGTTGCCCTTGGAAACACCCCCTACCGAGATGTTCATCTCGTTCATACACGCAGCACCGGTCTTTTCCGGCACTTGCGCCTTAGTTTTTTTACCGTCCATAGTATGTGGCTCCGCATAAACAGCAGCTTGGCCTACTTCTTTGCCGCCCTGCTTGTGTGAGTATTTAGCCATTATTTACCCCTTGAAGAGCCACGCTGGTTAGCTACCCGCGCCATATTACGCCCCATGCTTTTCAGCATTTCATTAGTCACGCCGCCTTTTGCCATGCCCTTGTGCATGCGCTTCTCGTGCGCCCGAACTTCTGCTTTGGCTACTTTTTTCATGCTGTCCATAATTACTCCTACGAGATTGTTACGTTGCCTACAACACCTTTTGATGTCAAGGCATTTGGTGTTAGCCCCGCATCATTCGCACTTGCTCCACCCACAGGGTTCCAACCCCACTGTATAACGCGACTACCACCTTCGGGGAACCCGCTTTCCAGTTCACCTGTACCTGCACCATTAAACACTTGCAACCCACTAAGACCAGACTGCTGGTAACTACGATCAGGGCGAGGATTTCTAAGTCCTTGCGGATCATCCACCGGATACATACCTAACTGCAACTGCGGGTGGTCCGGGTCCCAACAAGTTGGGCATACCAACAATTCGTAGTTCTTGGTCTTAATAACCTCTCGCTTCAGAACTTTTAATTTATACCTCTGCCCACATCGGTCACATTCGGCAATCGCATGTTTACCAGAGGCAAACCTATTAGCCATTAAAAGGTGCTCCCAATAAACTGCTGTCTTGGTACAAGTCGAAGCGCCGCTTTTTCACGATCTTCGTTTGCTGCTAACTCCCATGCTTCGTCATACTGTTGTTTCAGTATGCCAAGGCGCTCTAAGCCTTCAGGAATTTTAGTAGCGATGTAATAAGAAAGCCCAGCCGCCATACAGGGGATAAAACGGAAAGGGACGTCCATGACGTTGACACCTCCCCCTGCATCTTGCGTACGGCGCATGCGCCAGTAGACGAATTGATACGGCTGAGAACCATCAGGCGTAGGCCAAACACTAACAGCTGGTAGCTGCGCCCAGTAAACAGTAGCGTTAACCAAGTGGCTAGCGGCGGTTGTGTTCTCTTGCCCACGAAAGCAGTTGTAGAGCGTATTGCCCACAACGTAGCCGTAGTTAATCAATTCATTGTTAATCTTTATAAACCCAGCAGCAGGTAAATTAGCAGCCGAAGTTACCGTGATTGTTGTATCCGTAGCGCTAATACCTGCTGGCAGTGTCGTAGCTGGCGAAGTCTGCCCGTTTAGCCGTTGTATCCAAACTTGAATAGGCCGCGCTTGTTGTAGCTTGTTAGGCAGCGTAGCGTAGGTGGATACACTTATTCGGGTGATAGTGAGGTCAGCCTGAGTGGACTGCTGGTTGGCATCAGTACGAATAACATGCTCCAGCAAATCAACAGTATCGTTAGGAAGTGCATAAGTATTCTGCCCCTGAACAAGGTTGATTGTGCCTTGCTCAATCGTCCACATGTTAATGCCACGGTTTGCCCAATCAGCAAACATGATGTTCAAGCTACGCCGTGCCGTACGGAAGTCGTAGCCACTGCGTAACTCTCTACCGGCGCGTTCGTACGCCTCTTCGATTAAATCAACGAGTTCTAAGTTAAATGCTGCAGTACCGGAAGTATTTGCCATTATCTAAACCTCGCGGTCTTCTGGGCTATGCGTTTTGGTTGCGCGACGAACTGCTTGCCAGCTTTCTTTCCCGCCCGTTTTGCCTTTGTCGTTGCTGCGTACTCCGCTGGACTCAGAGACTTGATCGCGTTTTCTGGCAAGTACCTTTCGCCAGTTTTCGACGATGGCTTGCCAGACTTCGTTCGCCATTTCTGCTCGCCCCATGACTTCAGGCTTTGCTGCGGGGCTTTCATCTCATCTTACCCCGTGTTTTACCACGCTGCGCTATTCCGTCTGCACGAGACGAAGCGGATTTAACTGCCCCGCCCTTTTTCATACCGTCTAACTCGGAAAATGCTGCGCGTTTACGTTCTTCCAGCGAAGGGCGAATGCGCTTACCTGCTGTATCACGCTTAATACTCATTGCTTGATCTGACTGCTGCTGGGCTTTATCAAACTCTTCTTTACTAACTTCGTTGTTATTAACAAAGTATTTACCGTCCTTCTGACGCAACACCATTTCTGCTGGTACAGGTGTGTCCGACAGCCCTGCTTTATTTTCAATCTCGGCAAATGTTTTTGGGTCAACTTCTTTGATCTCGCCTCTGGCGCGTTTTGCTTCGATTTCTTTTACGAGTTTGCGTAAATCACCCACGATAGCCTCCTCCTGCTGCCTTGTACTTCTTAGCTACGAGCTGTGCCTTCCTCGCGCTCCATTGCCCTGCGCCTGTGCCATGGGTGGCTGCGGCTTTTACCTGCGACACAATCCGCTTACGCAGTTCAGGTTTGGTGTAGTTGCCAG